CGCAGAATGTTCGGAGGTATATCAGCACTGCCAAAAATTACGCGATAGGGACCAAGAAGAATACCTTAAACTTGGCGAATCGCACCCATTAATGAAATTTATCAAGGACTACATTCAATTCGTAACCAATGAGAACAACCAATAACTACAACCATTTAAAGCAGATTACCAACTGCAAATTTATTCCACTGAATGACAAAAAACAGCCATTAGCAAAAGGATGGCAAACAAGCACGGAGCAATTTGAATTAGATACGCATTCCGTTGGCTTAGTTTGTGGTAAATTATCAGATGGGGTGGAAGTCATTGACTTTGACCTAAAATATGACATCACAGGCGATTTAATCAAACGATTTAATTCAATCCTGAACAAAGAGGATGCAACCATTTACCCATTGCTAACCATTCAAAAGACAAAGAATGGAGGATTTCACTACATTTATCGTTGCAAATATTTTGAAGGAAATCTAAAGTTAGCACAGCGTCACGCAACCATTGAAGAAATTGAAAATGGCGATAAAATAAAGGTATTAATTGAAACACGCGGTGAAGGTGGGCAAATAGCAGTTCATCCATCGCCAGGCTATGAAATGGTGCAAGGGGGTTTGGATAATATTCAACTTATCCGAGTGGACCAACGAATGCTACTGCACAATATTGCACGAAGGTTTAACGAAGTATTCAAGGAAGTTACTGAATACAAAAAGACGGAGCAAATCAAGATTAAAGGATTGGCATCTTGGGAAGATTACGATAATCGTGGGGATGTCATAGGATTATTGCAGTCACACGGATGGAGCATTGTAGAAACAAGAGGAACTAAAACATTCTTTTTGCGTCCAGGTTCAACGGATGCTAAAACATCAGGGAACTATGATTCATCTTTGAATTTATTTAGCGTATTCACCACATCTTCCATCTTTGATCCTGAACGAGGCTACAAACCATCCGCAGTGTACGCGATGTTGGAATGCAATGGGGATTTTCAAACATCTGCACGTAAATTAATGGCAGAAGGATATGGTGAAAAGGACACAAATAAAACCATTAGCGTTCAACCTGAACCATTAACCATCACAACCAAAGTAAACATACAGCCTGACAATCGCGATTATTTAGTCAAGCGTGAGGATTACTACAAGAACATTATGAAATGGCGAGATGGGAAGTATGAAATGGGATTAGACACAGGCTATCCTGAAATTGACAAGCACTTCCGATTTAAGCAAGGCAATTTGGTCATTATTAATGGATTCGACAACGTAGGAAAGTCGGTAATGATTTGGTATATGGCTTTGCTTTCCTCCATTCGCCATAATTGGAAGTGGCTAATCTATACTGCAGAGAATGATGAATTTTCCTTTTTTCGTAAGATGATTGAATTATATTGGTGCATGGAAATTCAAGGGATGCCTGATAATATGATTAATGAAGCATTGGAATTTCTCGAAAAGCATTTCATAGTTATCAAGTCAGATAAGGAAATGTACAATTATAAAGACATTCTTGCCATCGCTGAAAATGAATTACAGCATAGCAAATATCATTCTTTACTGATTGATCCATACAATGCGTTAGACATCACATTGAATCCAAAAGCAGGGTTGAATACGCACGAATATCATTACCGAGCCATCAGTGAAATAAAACTATTCACTAAGATGCACAAGTTATCCATTTACATTAATATGCACGTGGTATCTTCAGCAGGTCGCGGATTTGGAAAGGGAGATATTCCTGCTCCAGGCAAATCAGATACGGAAGGAGGTAACAAATTTGCCAACAAAGCGGATGAATTTATTACGATTCATCGTTTAGTGGGGAACATCGAAGCATACAACATAACCGAATTGCATATTAGAAAGGTAAAAGAAACGGAAACAGGGGGGCAGGTTACACCATTTGAGAATCCTGTTAAATTACGTTCACGCAAAGGGGTAGTTGGATTTGAAGATATGGATGGTTATTCTTTTATTGCCTATTTGAGAGGCAGTCAAAATATGCCTGAAAGCCTAAAATCTTCCGTTATTACTTTGCAGGAAGCAATGAATCGACCTACACCAACGTATCAGCGCGAGCAGTTAGATTTTGAGGATGAGGATGGTGATGGAGTGCCTGATGTTGATAATCCATTTAGATTTTAACCAATAACCAAAACAAAATGCAAACAAATAAAATTTACCAAGAACCGTGTCTTGAAACATTGAAAAAAATGGAAGATAATTCCATTGATTGTGTTATTTCATCACCACCTTATTGGCAACTGCGTGATTATGGATATGAAGGTCAATGGGGATTAGAGCCAACCTTCCAAGAATATCTTGAACATCTTTGGGAAATGATGGATGAAATATATCGTGTATTAAAGCCATCAGGAACAGTATGGATTAACTTAGGTGATAGTTTTTCAACACAAAGTGGAACTAATTTAGCAATTGCAAAAGGGAATAAATTTAATTCTGAATCTACTTACTTAACGAATAGAGGTGAATCAGGTAAATTAATTAAGCCTAAAAATTTGCCAAATAAATGTCTTTTATTAATTCCTCATAGATTTGCAATAGGTTGTATTGAACGTGGGTGGATAGTTAGAAATGATATTATTTGGGCAAAAAGAAACGGAATGCCTGAAAGTGTAACGGATAGATTTAGCAAAAAGCACGAATATTTCTTTTTTTTGGTAAAATCTGAGAAGTATTTTTTTGATTTGGATATAATTAGGGATAATTTTAAAAGCAAAGTTGAATTTGAAGGAGAAAATACGCCACAATTCACAGCACAAGCAGGAAGAATTGGCAAAATAACAAGGTATCAAAGCAAAGAAAAATATTCTAATCCATTAGGCAAAAATCCAGGCGATGTTGCTGATTTTTGGGATATAAATACAAAACCAAGCGGAGAAAAGCATTATGCTCAATATAATGATGAATTAATCCGTAAACCAATTTTAGCAGGATGTCCTGAAGGTGGTATTATTTATGATCCTTTTATGGGTAGTGGAAGCACAGCCATTGCATCCATCAGAGCCAATAGACAATTCATCGGTAGTGAAATGAGTGAAGAATATATCAAAATTGCCAACAAGCGCATACAACCATTATTAAATCAAACCAAACTTTTTTAACCAACCAATAATATGAACTACGAACCAAAAACATTTGATTTTGAAACAATGCACAATTACTTCATTAATTATGAAGAAAAGCGATTGTATGTGCTGAAAGACACAATGTATATCAAGGTAAATATGATGTACGATAGTAGCAGAAGCACCTTTTTCCCGATTAGACGCAAGAACGGAGAAGTAGAGTACATTCTATCATCTGAAATATTTAAGAAGCGCAAAAGCGTTAAAAAGGCAGAAAAAACATCATCTGAAGATGTAGTTGTTCAAAGCCAGGAAGAATCAGCCAATATCCGCAAAGAAAAGCGCAATCAATATATGCGCGACTATATGGCAGGATATCTAAAAAAGTATAGGTCAGAGATGATGAAGTCAGAGATGACCACTCATCCATTAGAAAATAAGAAAGGATTGGAGATTCTTCCAATGGATTGGTTTTTGCAACGCATATGGAAGCGCATCTATCGTGATAAGTCACCTTGTAATTGTGATGATTGCGTTAGATTCCTAAATGTAGGTTGGGTGATCGAAGATGAGCAGGATGCAATCCGTTTATATAATGAGCAAATCAAGTACAAAGTTGGATTTTATGAAGTAAAAGAAGGAAAGTGGTAAAAATCGTACATTAATCACAATAAATTGGTATAATGTAGCATAAAACGCACAAAAACCACTACTTTTGAGTATTAAATGACACTAAAATGCAAGTAAGCACTCACTTATCACTCGCAGAATTGACGCATAGCGGTACAGCATTGCGCAAAGGAATTGATAACACCCCTACAAAGGAAGCGTTAGCCAATTTGTTAGTCACTGCTAAAAAGATATTTGAGCCAGCAAGAGAGCATTTTGGTGTTCCAATCATCATCAGTAGTGGTTATCGTTGCCCAAAATTGAATACAGCGATAGGAGGAGAGCCAACAAGCCAACATACAAAAGGCGAAGCATTGGACCTTGTAATGACAAATGGCAAATCAAACAAGGAATTATTCCTGTTTCTATTGAATAATGTCGAATTTGATCAATTAATTGCTGAGGATTACCTAAATGGACAGCCTAAATGGATTCATTGTTCCTACACATCATCCAAGCCTAACCGAAAGGAGGTGTGGGTAGCAAAACGCAACTTATTAGGTAAGATGACCTATGTTAAATACACCCCTAACGTATGGAAAGCAATCTATGGATAATCAAATCATAATTTTATTAGAATTTAGCACCGTGTTACTAATTATTGGACTAATCCTATTGTTTAAATCCCTAAATGACGATTAATGACTTGGAATAAGTATAAAAGCACCGAAGCACCTGCTAAAAAGAAAATCAAGCACCACGAATCCGATATTCAAAAGAATTGTGTGCGTTGGTTCAGATTCGCCTATCCGCAATTGATTATTTTCTCTATCCCTAACGGAGGGAGCAGAAACGTAATTGAAGCAGTTAGGTTAAAGGATGAAGGATTATTGGCAGGAGTGAGTGACCTATTTATGCCAAAACCTAATAGCAAATTTGCAGGATTATTCATTGAGATGAAGGCTCCAGGAGGAAAGCCAACCTTATCACAGGTTCACTTTATGGAAAAAATGCTATCTTTGGGTTATGAATGCAAAATATGTCATTCATTCGATGAATTTAGAGAAGTTGTGGATAACTACCTAACCACTTAAAAACTGAAAAAAAACGGCTAATTATGGCAAAATTTGGAGAAGGTCAACCGATTAATCGTGGAGGCAGACCGAAAGGCGCAGTCAGCAAATTAACAAGGGAGTTCAAAGAGATGGTACAAACTACTATGTCAGAACTTCAGGATGATCCAAGAGCAAATTTGACTACTTGGGCAAAAGAAAACACTACCGAATTCTACAAGATAGCATCGAAACTAATACCTACCGAGATGAAAAACGATGTTTCAGTAACCGATAACAAAATTGTAGTAATTCGTGAAGACAGTCAAATTAAAAAGTAGGCACGTTAATCAGGAACACATCATTCAAACTGCCAAGCGGTTCAATGTACTAAAATGTGGTCGAAGATTTGGGAAGACATCATTAGCAGAAGAACTAATCATTGAGCCTGCTTTAGATGGCTTTCCTGTTGCATACTATTCACCAACTTATAAGGACTTATCCGACTTTTGGCGCGTAATAACCGAAACGTGCTATGAAGTTATTGCGTCTAAGAATGAGCAGTTGAAACAAATACGATTAATTACAGGTGGGGTGATTGATATGTGGTCATTGGATGAGCCTGATAGTGGACGAGGCAGAAAGTACAAACGCGTGGTGATTGATGAGTGCGAAAAGGCGCGTAAGTTAGAGCAGGCGTGGAATGGTACCATCCGTGCGACACTAACCGACTATGTTGGGGATGCGTGGTTTCTATCCACCCCTAAATTTGGCGATACCTATTTCAAGGAATTGTGTCGATTGAAGGATAATGAAGAATATAGCCACGAATGGCAATCGTGGACGTTTACAACTTATGACAATCCGCATATCCTATCAAGCGAGGTAGATTCAGCCAGGCGAACAATGAGTGACCTTTATTTCCGTTGCGAATATTTGGCAGAGGATGTGGACTTGAAAGGAATGCTATGGGCATTTGCATTTGATAGCAAAAAGCACATTACTGATCAACCAATCAACCTTAATAAAAATGAGCCTGTTTACCTATCATTTGACTTTAACAAGAATCCCATTTCGTGTAGTGTTGTCCAGCATTACGATAGGACCATATGGGTATTGGAAACCATCAAGCTCGAAAATTCCGACATTTACGCATTATGTGATTACATCCTATCATACTACCCAAATTGTCTATACATTGTCACAGGGGATGCTACAGGAAGAAACACATCAGCATTAGTAAAGGACAATTTGAACTATTATACTGTTATTCGTACCCGATTGCGTTTAGGTAGTGGACAAATGCGCCAACCGATTATAAATCCACCAATTCAAGAGAATCAGGTATTAGTGAATAGTTTGTTAGCCAATTATGGGGTGCAAATCCAGGATAAAAAAGCAAAAGCATTGATTTATGACCTGAAGAACGTGAAAATCAGTGAGGATGGCAAGATTGAAAAGAGCAATCGTGCGGATTTAAGCCAACAAGCGGATGCGTTAGATACGTTCAGATATTGGTGCAATAGTTTTATGGGATGGTTCCTGAAGGCTAAATAAAAAAAAGGAGGCACATTTCTGCACCCCCTTTCCCAATAACCAACCACTACGGCTACCACCCCGCAATGCGTAACAAAAATACAATTATTTTCCACTAATTGATGTGAATAAGTATATTTGTGTTAAAATATTAAAATTATGCCCTGTTTAGAATGCGTCACGTACACATTGCCATCCTGCCCTGAATTCATCTCAATGAAGTGGAGCGGATTGGATGAATCATTAGATTACCTAATCGAATTCACCGATAAGTTCGATAATGTTTATACCACATTGATTGAGCAACCATATCCGACAGTAGGATTGATTCATATCCCTGTTTTAGGTAACGCAGATATTCCTGAAGGATTATTCACACAGCATAGCGGGATGTTCAAGATGCGTGTCTTAAATACGCAATATTTAACTCCACTTAACTTTTATGTGGGGGTTGTATTAACACAATGCGTTCTATTATCGTTCCAACATTATGAAGGAGTGGTTCCACCTGCAACTATCATAGGCGATTAATATGTTACAAGCAATAATCATCATCTCGCTATTTTGCACAGGGGTAAATATGGTATTCCGCGATGGCTTCCTTTTAGGATGTATCGGCAACATATTCCGTTCAATGCTACCACATTACGTGAGCAGTCCGTTATTCGATTGTTTGGTATGTATGGGTGGTTTTTGGGGTGCAACAGGGTTAATCTTCATCACCAATGATTACACAAACGTGCTTTATTTCCCTTGCGTCATTGGATGCAATGCAATTCTCAACGGACTTATTAACAAAACCTATGACCAATTCTAACCTACAAACAGGGGAGCAGATGCACAACTTTGCGCTCACAATGGGTTGGACGCATTTCCATTCGTGTATGTGTCCAGGCTATCCTGAACGCAGATATAAGCATCCTGAACTACCACAATCCGTCTTAAAGATTTACCCAACCAAGAAAGCGTGGGCATATTATGACAAATTTGGGAGAAGGTCTTTGAGTGGCAATAATGAAATATTTGATGTATCTTTGACAAAACTAACGCCATAACCGATGAACTTTATTGAGAAACTTAAACTACGCTTTGCTTCCGTCCCTACTTCCAAGTATAGGATCAAGAAAGCATTTGTATGTGGTGGAGTGGAATACTACCAATTCGATGATGTGTTTAACCTACCTTACCAAAGAGGACTAACAGCCATTACGTTCTTCAGAGAGATGCAGATGAACTGCGATAGGGACTTCTTGATGTCGTTTTGTGAAGCAAAAGCCAACATTGGGCAGAAGATTATCGATTCAATGAGCGTAAAGAATAATAAGTTGGACCTGAATAAGACCATTGCTTTGTTGAATCAGTCAGCACAATTGGATATTAACCTAAAGGAGCGTGTGGCAATGATTACTGACTCGGATTTGATTTACAAGTTGGCGAGTGTGGTATTCTTTGACAAATCAGAAAGTCCAACGCATTACGAACACGGATATAATCAAAAAAAGATTGAATTTTGGAAGAAAAACGCATCCATGTATGATTTTTTTTTGCAAATGCCAGTGCAGGAGTTAGTTCCCTTTTTGAAACAATCCGCAGGAGATACCCAACAGTATTTGCAGAAGATTATGGAGATGACGATACAAGCGGAGGAATTAGCGAAGAACTCGCAGTTAGTTTTTTCGCACTTGTCATCCGAACAGAAGACGAAGTCCGTAGAGCAATAACAACCTTAGCCAAACATTGTCCTGAACTGCACGATTGGACTACCATAGACGATTATTACTTCAAATGGAATGATGTAATAATAACAGCACAAAATCAATCAAAACAATCTTCCAATAATGGAGAAGGTTACGATACAATTTGATGCCGATTTAAGTCCGTTGCAGGATAAATTAGGGCAATTAAAATCTTCAGGATTAGAGCAATTATCAACAGGGGCGAATGAAGCATCTTCCTCTATTGATAAATTAAGTCAGTCGGCAAAGAATATGCCGATGAATGTCATATCGCAAGGATTTGATGAGGCAACTACATCCATCAAGGAAAACAGCCAGGCAATAACGGAGAACGTTAGCAAACAGCAATCAATGAAGGCTGAATTGCGCGATTTGAAGAATAAGTTGCAAGAGATGGAGGATGCAGGAAAAGCAAACACTGCAGAATTCAATCGAATGGCAGAACGAGCAGGTCATTTAAGCGATCAAATTGGTGATACATCCAATCGTATTCGTGTTTTAGGGGATGATTCAAAATATATCAAGGCGGTAAGCCAGGCAGTTGGAGCAATGGCATCTGCTTATTCCGTTGCGCAGGGTGCATCAGCATTATTTGGAAAGGAGAATAAGGAAGTAGAAAAAGCGTTGTTAAAGGTAAACGCGGCAATGGCAATTGCTAATGGAATCCAACAAATCCACGAATCTTTATTAAAAGATAGCACACTCGCGGTTGTATTAAATACATCAGCGACTAAAGCATATTCATTTGTTGTTGGAGAAAGCACAGGAGCGTTAAAGATATTCCGTGTTGCATTAGCAAGTACAGGTATTGGATTGATCGTATTAGCAGTTGGAGCATTAGTTGCTAATTGGAAGGAATTTGTTGGGTGGTTAACTAAATCATTCCCACAACTTGAAATGGTTACAAAATTCTTCACCAATTTTAGACAAATTGCATCAGGTGCAATTGATGCAGTTGTTGCAGGGTTTAAAGGATTAGGTAAGATATTAAGCGATATTTTTACAGGTGATTTTACAGCATTAGCAAATGATGCAAAAGCATTCGGTGGTAATATTGCTGAAGCATATAATAAAGGATATGCAGAAAAAGACAAAGAATTACAAATAAAAGCAGGAATTGAAACGCGTAGATTGGCAATTGAATTAGCCGAAAAACAAGGCAGAGATGTAAATCAATTGAAGTTACAATTGATGCGTGATGAATTAAGCATCTTGGAAAAAGGAAGTGAAGATTATAATAAAAAGTTGGTTGAAATTGAAGGTGTAAGAGCGGATATTAAAAAGAAGGAAAGTGATAAAGACAAGAAACAATTAGAACGCGATAACGAACAAAGAATCAATGATATTGATGCAAGTTATCAAAAAGAAATAGTTATAAGGCAAGAGGCATTAGCCAAAATGAATCAAGATAGCATAGAAGCGCGTGATTTGAGAAAAGAAATAGTAGACGCACAATATGCTTATGATTTGTTACAATTATCTAATCAAAATAAGAATGCACAAGATTACGAAAACAAAGCAAAAGAATTAAGGATTAAAGCAAACAAGGAAAAAAGTGCGATTGATAAACAATATTTAGATGCTTATTCTCAACAATATTCTGCGTGGATTAAATCAGTAACCGATGCAGAACAAAAGAAATTGGATGAAGCCAAAGCACTTAGGCAAGCATTAAAAAATGAAGCCATTGCATCTGCCCAAGAAATTGCAAATGGGGAATTCCAAATTGCACAAAATAAACGTGATGCTGAACTTCAAGCAAATATTGATGCGTTAGAAAAAAGAAAAGAAAACGAATTAGCCAATAAGAATTTATCCGAAGCACAAAAACAAGCAATTCAGGCTAAATATGATAAGTTAGAGGCTGAACAAAAGAAGAAAGCGTGGGAAGTAGAACAAGACGCAAAGAAAAAACAAGCCATCATTAATGGAGCATTAGCCATTACTAAAATATGGGCAGAAACAGGTGCAAATCCTGTATTAGCAGGTATTTTAACTGCCGCGTCCATTATTGCTACTGCTACCCAAGTGCGTGTGATAGATTCTCAGCCGGTACCAAAGTTCGCCAAAGGTAAGAACTTAGATGGCTATGAAGGAATGGCAATCATTGGAGAAGCAGGTCGCGAATTACGATTAGATAGCGATGGAAGTATGAAGATGTATAATCGTGCAACCTTAGACCACGTGAATGCAGATAGCATCATCCTACCTAACAATTTAACGGAGGCTTTGTTGAAGACCAACATCCCTGCGATGAACTTGCGTAATATGAATGCGGTTACCAAGCAAAATATATCTGCCAAGTTGGATATTGATTACAAGAAATTAGCGCGTACTTTGGGAGAGGAATTAAAGAATAGCCAAAAGGTAAGCGTTAACATTGATGAGAAAGGATTTGAAACGCGCATCCTCAATGGCATCAGTGAGCGCAGAGTGATTGATAACCGATATAAACTATAACAATGAATTGGAAGTTCAAATTAATAGATTTTACCTACGATCCTGCAGGAGTGGAAACGGAAGTAACCGAACCACAAGGATGGGAGAATATCTCGTTAAACATTCGCAGGGATGAAGAAATGCATGGGATATTCTTTGAATTCACAGGCAATGAACTGACATTCTACAAAGAAGGTATGAGCATCTTGCGTGATGCGTATAATGGTTATGGAGTGGAGGCGAATGTGAATATAGTGGTCCAGGCTTCCTGCGATGATGACAACTACGATACGTTCTATACAGGCAAGTTAATTTTCGATACCTATAAGGAAACAATCAGCGATTTGTGCAGTGTGTCTATACGCACGGAGCAACAAGATGTGGTTACAACTTTCCGCAATCGTATTGATACTGCTGTGGATTTAGCCACTACAACTTCGTTAGATGGCACAGCACTCACAACCTATACCAACCTTCCAAAAAACATTTATCTGCCATCAAAAGGACTATATAAGCGCACATTACGCTATATGGAAAATGATTTTTACATAGCACAAGGTTGTGTCTATCGTAAGAATGACATTAGCGCAGGTAGTGGATTAGAAACGAAAGATGTGACAATGTATTGGGATTTAGATTACGAGAACGCGCAAAATGATGAAGTAAAGAATTGGCAGGCAGTGGATATGTGGGATTTTAGTAGTGGCAGTATGTCCACAATGATCATAGAAGATGATGGGCAATATGATATTGACTTTCGTGTTAAAGGTATTGTATTAGGTGGAGCGCAAACGGAAGCAACAATTTTAGGAGGCAGTCCAGGTTCATTAGAAAATGGATTTTTGGATATGTGGGTAGATGTAATATTTGCTGTAAATTATGTCGAAACAATTATAGGAAGTTATTATTTAAGCACTACTACGCAAAATTTATCTATTGCTTATCAAAGTCCAACAACATCATCAGGTTTTTCAATGGAATGTCATCCTACATATGGAGGTGGACCTACACCAACATTGAATACATTTGATGAAAACAACCCTACAATTGCTAATATACCTATTGATGAATCATATACAACCACTGCTACATTGAGCAATGGCGATGTGGTGGCTGTTTATTTAAAGGTAAGGCAACAAGGCGAATACCATCGTCAATTATTTAATAAAGAGGATATTTATTGGTCACAATCGTTCAAAAAGTCATCTGATAGTTACTTCAACATCAATTCCATTCTTTACAAGCCGACAACGAACACGGACACGTTTTTAGTGAACGAATCATTTGCGCGTACAACCGAAGCAATCACGGATAACAAAATGAGCGTTTATTCGGATTATTTTGGAAGAACGGATAGCCAACCTTATCAAGCGTTAACCGATGGCTGTGGTAGTTTAGAAAGCATCACCACAGGCTTACTAATCCGCGAGCAATTGGTATCAGGCAATACGCCTAAATTGAATATCTCATTCAAAGATTTGTTTACAGGGTTTAACTGCATCCACAATATCGGGATAGGTTTGGAGGATGATAATTACGGAGGTGGTCGCGAGAAAATTATCCGCATTGAACCTGTTGCGCATTTCTATGATTCAACTACGCCAATAATGACTTGCGGTAATGTGTTCAACATTACAAGGTCGGTATTGCCTACCCGAATGTATAGTGAGATTGAAGGAGGATATGCCAAATATGAGAGTGAGGACATTACAGGTATTGATGAATTCCTTTCCAAACGTGAATATCGCACGGAATGGAGCCAAACGCGCAACAAAGACAGCCGAGTGTGTAACTTCATTGCTTCAGGGTATGCGTTGGAAGTAACACGTAGAAAAGGGCATTTAACAACGAGTGATTGGAGATTAGACAATGACATATTTGTTATCTGCATGAAGCGTTATTCAGGGGATATTGTGGTGGAGCAAGGGCAAATATCAGGTGATGTGAATATTGTTGATCCTAACACAGTATACAATTTTGCGATTAGTCCAATTCGTAATGCAACGCGATGGTTAAAAACGTGGTTTGCAGGGTTGAAGAATCCATTGACAAGCAAGTTAATATTCGCCAATGGAACAGGTAACTATTTTGCAGGTGGGCAATATACCCAAGCGTGTTCAACGGATGGGCAGGTATTGATTGAGAATGATGCGTTGGAAAGTGCAATGTTGACGGATCCTAATATTGCTGTTCCATTATGGAAGCCTGAACAAATCCAATTCGACTATCCGATGTCAATGGCTGACTATAATACCATCAAATTATCACCTTATGGCTACGTGAAATATAGTTCCGATGGAATTACATATCAAAATGGGTATATTCTCAATATTGAGTATAAACCAAATCAGGGAATTGCTAACTTTACACTATTATCCGCAAATTTTTAAACGATGACATTCATATTACAACGTAAATCAAGAGCAATATTTGGATTCGGAGTGCCAGGTGGAGCATCGTGTTCCACTTCATCCGATAAAGAATACACCGTTCAATATGCTTCCGTTGATGGTACGGCAAACACTATTTCTTGTGTAAACACAGGACATACAGGTACAATCACCGTTGGTGGACCTGTGACACAAACTACGCATTGGGGTGGAGCAGGGAATGCCATTTGGCAACAAAAGGATTGGGAAACGGATTCAATCTATCCGTATGGAGCCTATGCAGTACCTAAATGCCACGCGTATGGCTGTTATTTGGATGCAAGTTGCGTTGCAGGTAGTACGGTTAAGAATTATTATGCGATTCCTCGTGTAAATCTAACACAAACAGGTACAAGTCCAACTGATTGTACGTGTACTTTGCAGTTTGATGGTGATTTGTTACTACCTTATGAAACAAGTATCAGCGTATGGGAAGAAGTTAATGGCGTATGGACGAATTTAAACAGCGTGGTATGCCCTGCCAATACGCAATCATCTCCAGGAGGTTATACTGCTTCGGTAAGCATTACGATTCCAATTAGTGAAGCAAATAAAGGAAAGCATTATCGTGCAAGATATTATTGCCCTTCGCTTAATTTAGTTGGATATGCGGATATGTATGCTTTGTTTGGAAGTAATAGTTATGATTTACCAACTATTAACGTAAGCGAGCATTCATTTGTAACATTCGGGCAAGGGCAGATAACACCTACTTGTGCCTATGATAAAACTGCTTGTTTGCCTGTATTAGAAATGGATGATGTGCAATTCCAAATGTATGTGGATGTTTCAATCGGTGGACAATATGGTAATTTCCCTACACCAATTTTGGGGGATGGTATTAATCATGGAACACAATTATACCTTGCTCCATGTGATGATTGTACAATACCTACTGAAATTGCAACTGCACCTGATTTTGGAGGTCATGTTGCTAAATTAGATACGTGGATTCCTGTTCCAGGCACTGAAATTTATGTGAATGATTATATTGATTGGAGTGGATTATGGAATTACATTCAAGGGAATCACGTAATAGGCGATTGTTTCAAAATATGCCTATGCAAACGCGACCCTGCAGAAGGGGGTGGCGGTGAATGGGTTGATACTATTTTAGGGTGTATGGATGGATGCTTTGAATTGATCAATGATGAATGCTATACTACTGTTTTACGCTTCCGTTCAAACAATGACGAATTATGCTTCTATTATTCGCAGGATGCTAACTATATCCAAAGCATTCGCCTACCGATGTACTTTAGAGATGTGCAATATCCATCCACAAGTACAGGCTATCAAAAGTCAGATGGCACGTGGGTTAAACTATCCGAGCGTATTCAGGAAGAATGGACATTGACAACGGATTGGTTAGAAGCAAGAACGCACAAAGCATTGAAGATAGCATTAGCACACGATACAGTGATAGCGTTAGGTAATATGGGGATAAATGACCAAATAACAGCGCAAAACAACTACACTATCAATTGGGAAAGCAAAACAAAGCCATATCCATTAGCCAAAGGAACGGTGAAGGTAAACAAGACAATTAATACGTGTAGTGTCAATACAAATTGCTAAATTTACACTATGAAAGGTATCTTACTAATCGCTTGTGGACATAGAAATTACGGAAGGATGGCAGTCAATTTGGCTTCATCCATCCGTTTAGTTGACAAGGACATTAATATCTGCTTGGCATATACTGATAGCGCAGTTACCCATATCAGCGAGGAAGAAAAGGCACTTTTCAATCATTTCGTTGAGGTCAACAAAAAGATGCATACATTAGGCAAGAACAACAAAGCCTACATCAAAACAAAGGCTCATCTTGATCAATTAACACCATACGAGGAGACATTGTTTTTGGATGTGGACCAGGTGTGGCTTTGGGAAAAGACACCTTCACAAATATTCGAAGAATTAGGACAGCACGAATATGTGATTGAAAATAGTGGTTATGTTCGATTCGATAATATCATCTTCCCACAGGCTGAAAATTGGTCAGATATGCAGGATGTACGTACTGCTTATGAATTTACCGATGAGCGATTCTACAAGATTCACTCGGAGTTCATATTCTTTAAACGTACGGATAATATACGTACACTTTTTGAAAAGATACGTGAAGTATATACTAAGCCGAAAGTTAAACCAAAAGAATTTGCAGGTGCTTATCCTGATGAATATGCGTATGCAGTGGCAATGAGCATCTTACAATTTTACCCAAGCATAGACAACTATGTGCCTACTTTTTGGTACCCACGAGAAAAAAAAGACCTACATTTGCATCAAATAGCCGAACTTTATCTTACTTTATCAATCGGAGGAGCGTATGTTGACGAATCCTCAAAGAAGCAATACAATGCAGTAGTCAAAAGAGCGTTTAACGAATTAGGGTTGCAATCAATCCCATTCCAAATAACGAACTTCACCGACAAACGCACTTATCTAACTGAACGTACCAAAGAATAAAAATGGCACTTCTTCCTTCTTCTGATCCAATCGAATTATTGGCTAATTATTATTCGCATCACCAAAAGCATCCTGCCTATGTGATAGCGAATGAGATCTATCGTTCACTACGCATCCACGCAAATGGAGAATATCCTAAAGAATTGATTGATGAATTGCGTCCAAGCGAAAGCCGAGAGATAAAGGAATATCGTAAAAAAACCTATCAGCCACATACAAAGCCGATAGTAAATAAGATTATTTCATCGCTATATAAGATTCGCAGAAGTCCTGATTGGTCCGTGAAGTATGAAAACGAGGTTGAAAAAACAATCGGAACTATCCCAGTGGGTGAATCAATGTACGATTACTGCGAGGAACATTTCCCATTCTTTACAAGCATCACCAATTGGATGTTTAATGTAGGATTGAAAAACTATTTGATTGATCCTAACGGATTGGTAGCAGTTATGCCATTGAACACAAACGTGGCACCTACTGAATTATTAAAGCCATATCCATTAATCTTCAATTCAAACCACGTAATTGATTTTTGCATTGATGAATATGCTATTGTAGAATCGCAAGATACGATTCCTTATCAAATGAATAGCATCACCAAGCAAGGCAAGGTGTTCTATATCTTTGATAAAACACGCATTTTGCGTTACAAGGAAGCATACAGCGAGGCAGAAAAGAAGGTAGTATTAGTATTGGACTTAGAATACATCCATAACTTGAATAAGTTGCCTGTGTTCCAATTTCAAGGTATTTTCCGTCAGGCTTTAGATACGCATTTCATATTTGAAAGTCGCATATCTTCCATCGTTCCACGCTTAAATGAATTTGCTACCTTATGGAGTGATTTCAAAGCCGAGATTGTTCAGCACGTACATTCAACGCGTTGGATTTTGGCTACACAAGATTGTACACATTGTAATGGTACAGGTAGCATCATCGGGAATGGCGCAACAGGGACTGTGATATGTCCTACGTGTAATGGTAAGCAGAAAGTAATGACTTCACCTTATGAGAATTTGGTGATTGTTACACCTACTAACCAAAACGCAGGTGAAGCCCCATTACCTTCAGGCCCTCCTGCAGGATATATCCAAAAAACGGATGTGGCACAAATGACACAAACGCTTAACGAGATTATCAAAGAACAAGCCTATTATGCCCTATCCGCCATCAATATGGAATTCCTTGCCGAAGCACCATTGAATCAGTCAGGAGTAGCAAAGGAAATTGATAAGGATGAATTAAATAACTTCGTTCACGCAATTGCGGAAGATATTGTTGCTATTTTAGATAAAATCTACGGATTTATTGCCGATTATCGTTACTTCCAAGCAGTGCCTGATCCTATGATGCGTGAAGAATTGTGTCCTGATATTGCAGTTCCTGAAAAGTACGATTTGTTAAGCACTAAATCATCCTTTGAAGAATTGAAGATTGCGCGTGATTCTAAAATCAATGCAACTATTATCACTCAAATGGAATTGGATATCGCACGTAAGTATTTCAGCAGTGATGATGAGGTTGCAGATGAATTGGTTTGTACTATGAACTTAGATCCATTTCCAGGCAAGAGCATAGATGAAATCAATGCAGGATTGCAAAATGGCGGTATTGATAAATTGGACTTTGTTATTTGGTGTAACTTGGTGCAGTTTGTTAAAAGTGCGATTGCCGAGAATGAAGAATTCACTGATTTACCATTAGCAGAGCAAAAGAAAATAATGGCTAAATTTGCACAAGTAACATTAGCACAAAGCAGTTATACTATCGATCCTAAAAAGTATATGCCTGCTATCCCTGAAGAAACTGAAGAACCAATGCAAAATCCATCTCCACTACCATTAGCATAATATGAGCCAAGAGGACTACATTAAACAACTGCATGAATTGATTGATGGGAGCGTTGACAAGTTCAATGCTTCCATTCCAGGCATTCAGGAAAACATAGCCATGCGGATGTCCGTATTGATCAAAGATTTGGATATTGACAATCAAGGAAACATTGTCAATAACGTAAAGAATCTGCGATTGATGGGACAAATCAAGCAGGAGATATCCAATATAGTCCTTAATAAGCAATTAGAGGCGAATGTAGCCGAGTTCTTGAATAAGTTTACTGATGTAGCATCTTTGCAGAATCAGTACTTTAAATCGATGAATAAGTCGTTTAAACCTGAAGCCATCCTAACCGAGATACGCAACCAATCTATCGAAGCAACAGCGAATAGTTTAACGGAGGCAGGAATCAATGCAAATGTGATTGAACCAGTGACTGAAATGCTACGCACGAATATCACAGCAGGGGGAAGTTGGCGCGATTTGAATAAGATGGTGCAGGATTATATCTTGAATAATGAAAAGGGATTAGGCGCATTGCAACGCTACACCACGCAAATCACAAATGATAGTTTAAATCAATTCAGCGCACAATATACCTATACTATTGCGGATAGTTTAAACTACAAATGGTTTATTTATACAGGCAGTTTATTGCGCACCTCACGAGCATTTTGTGAGGCATTAGTTGCCAAAAGATATGTTCATAAAAGTGAACTTCCTGCTATTGTTCGAGGCGATTTTGAGCCATTTAAAAAGACGGATAATATGAATCCAAAAACAGGATTACCGAAAGGGATGGTCGATGGAACAACAGCCACTAATTTCTTTGTGTATCGTGGGGGATATAATTGTGGGCATCAATTGACACCCACTGATGCAAGATTTGTTCCGTTAGATATTCGTTCAAGATTTCCAGGCTAACGAAGAAAAGTTCTTCGCATACCATTTCAACGCATTCTTCTCATTCAAGGCTGATACATACAAATGACCTTGTTTTAATTCAGCAATGATATTTCCAATGTCATTCAATTCACGCTTATGCTTTTCTATCTTAATGAAGGTACAAGTCGGAGAATGATATATAAATCCATCAGCAGGTTCATCGCTTGTTTCAATCTTGAATAAGGTATGACCTTTTTTGATCGTCATACTGCCCAAATAATTGTCTACTTTCTCAACCTGTGGAGTAGAAATACGCGTTACTGCTAATGAATCTGCATCTTCCATAGAGGATGCTAGTGCAGAGCCAAAAGACTTAATAAAAGTTGATAGTTTGCTCATTGTTTAGGTTTTTCGTTTTCTATTTTAACAAATTGTTCTGCTTTATATATACATTTTGATGCATGGTCTAAAAATGCTTCTATTAATTCAATTTCAGCAGTTATAACACGTAATTCTGCTCTTTTGTTATTTTCCATTTTTTTATACTCATCAAACAGCATTTTAAGAGTATTAATATCCATTTTTTCGTAGTCTAACATAGATTAGTTTTTAACTGCTTCGCGCAATAATTTGTAGATGGTTGCTTCAAGTCCAAAGTTACCACCAATTTTCTTCTTAATTTCGGTTTGTTTGTCCAGCAACAAGCAGTAGATGTCCTGCGGAACATTCTTCAGGGTAATGCTTATTTTGATTGGACTATCGTTAATATCAGATTTGCCATTGTTAGCCATATTTCTGCATTTATTTGAACAATATTTTTTGTCCTTTCTGCCACTCATTGCGGAATGGCAGAACTGACATTGTTGTGAATTAAAATGGTGAATCATCGTGTGAAGTAGTTGGTTTTGGCTTTGGTTCGTAAGTGCTTAGTTGCACATATTCCTTACCCGAGCGACCACGCTTAATATCCACATTCACCCATCCATTCTTCGAATTGGCTTTCAAAAAATTAATGGCTTCCTCCACTTTGAAGGACATTTGACCGATTACAAAATCAGGAGCATTTGGACTGCGCTTAAATAAGATGCCATCTGCAAATACAGGTTCGGGTTTTTGGTTTAGTTCTACTGACATTGGATTGTTTGTTTGAAGGTTTAAAATTGAAATGAAATTATTTAGATTCTGATTCATTGATTGCTTTCTTTAAGTACAAAGCCATATCCAATGCTTCCTCGTATGCGTGTTGTAGCCACTCTTTATGCGTTAAATCGCTTCGGTCCATCGTGGTGTTGTATTTTGCTATTCCGCGTTGCTCTCTGCTCTCTAAATCGCTAATAACGGATTGAAGGAGGTGTGAATTCATAAGTTAAATGCTTTAATTGTAAATTCAAATGGGTTGCCATTGATTGCTTTTACCTGCTCCAACATTTGCCGAGCCACATTGCGTACTTCAACCTGCGCGTGTTCAGAATCACGAAGGTGCAGGAAGTGAACAAAACTGCGCCAATTGAACATTATATCCATAGTAATCTGCGAATTCATTGTCTTAAAGAATCGTGCGGATTCTTTTGCTCTTTTGCGACCTAAAATAGGGGTTAAATCAGCCAAGCATTCGTGATATAGTGTATTGCCTAAATTGGTATAAGTAAACAGCGCATTTGTCCATTTTTCATTCCAATCTTCAGGCATATAATGTTTATCTTCCTTTAGTTCCTTATATCGCGCAGATTCACCATTGATGCTCACACCTATGCGATGCTTTAACAAATGGATGTGTGTTGCTTGATCAACTGTTACTAAAAAATGCAAACTACTTTTCTCAAATGGCGTGTGGTGTCCTTCCTTTGCTAACATAGTCAACAAAGCAGGGATGCGTTCAACTTTTTCTATTGTTAAATCTCTACTTGTGGAAGTCCAGGCAGATTGTGCGTGGATTTGGTCATTGCCATAGTGACCTATTAATTCAACTTTATTCATTTGGTTGCTTTGGTTTATTTGGTTCCGTAAAGATAAAAACAACCTATCAATTATCCAAATCCTAAATTACTTTTGTGAAAACAACGAGGCAATTATGTCTAATTCAATTATCGCCATATCCCCTAAAGGATTGGAATACAAAATGAGCAGATTGACGGCAGAAACACATAAGCATCTTATGTTACAAGCCAATGAGCGTGGATGGTTTTATGGAACACGTGAGGAAGTTAATGCTTGGCGTAATAAGTCAGGCTATTTCACTACACCAAGTGTTCAAGAAATTAGCAAGGACAATGAAATCCTTGAATTAAAGCGACAATTGGCAGAACTTCAAGCAATGCAAATTGCACAGGAAGAAAAAGAATTGCCAAATGATATCGAAACACCTATGAATGCCAAAGTGGTGATAGGGTTCATTAATTCAGCACATACAATTGAAGAAGTAGAGCGCATTGCAGGTACTGACAAGCGTTCAACAATATTGAAAGCGGTTAAAAAGCGCATTTCTGAACTGACCTAATCATCACAAAACAATAATTATGGGTAAAATCAAAATTGGCGAATTGGTAAAACAATTGGCAGACAAGGTTGGAACTATTGACCAATCATCACAAGCGTTTATTGATATTTTGTCAACTAACGTGGAAGTAGAACAAAGCATTGCAGATGCCATCTTGGAATCTACATTGACCATTAAAACTGCTTCACAACATCCTGAAGTGCGTAATAAAATCCGCGCGGAGGTATTCAATGGTGTAGATAAGAATATCGAAAACTATTTGAACACATTAGAATTAGCCGATGACAAACGCGAAGGCATCCTTACTGAAAAGGAAACATTCAAGCGTTTAAAGTTGGTTGAAACTGCTATGAAGGAGCAATTAGATGCTTTGAAATCAGTACAAGGTAAAGCACCAAAAAATAGCGATGCTGAAGAAGCATTGAAGGCGCAAGTTACCAAGTTGACTAACGATTACAAAGCGTTGCAAGATACCTTTAACCAAGAAAAGCAATCTTTATTAGATAGCCATTCTCAATCGATGATTAATTATCAGTTGAGCAATATGTTGGCTTCTAAAAAGTATGCACTACCTGATGCTATGGCTTCCGATATGAAACAACAAATCGCTATGACTGCATTGCAGAACAAAATGAGCGAGATGGGGTTAGTGGTAAAGAATGAAGGAGGTAAGTTACAATTGTTCACTAAAGAAGGAACAATGGCATTAGACAAACAAAACTCTCAAATCCTGATTGATAAGTTCGTGGATGAAACACTCGTCCAAAATAAGTTAATTGACCTGTCGGGTAGTAATCCTGCCCAAGGTAAACAACCTGTTGCAACTTCTGCTCCAGGTGTTATCCAACCGAATGGAGGCATTAGTAAAACTTCTGCATTTGAAGCATCACTAACTGCTGATATTAACGCACAATTAGGTCAAGCATAGCCATAAAATAAACAGGCAATTGCTTAATCTATTTTAAACAATCAAAACAAACATTTACTAAAATGGCAAATGGTTTTTCTTTGGGGTTACTTCAGATGATGAAGGAAGTTACTAAAAGTGCTACCCCTGCGTACAAATTAGATCCTTACGGGTTCTTGGCTTCTCTTTACACTGCTCACTCTCCAGGTTCTATCAAAGTTGATTCTTATGATGGACACTTCAAGACGGTGAAAGTTAAGAAAAAGAAGCGTCTAACAGTTAGCGATACATCTACAAGCCTATCATGTGCTATGGGTGCGCCAATTCCTTACACTGAAGATACAGTTAGCGTTGCTAACGTGCGTCAAGTGGCTTTCAGTTTATCTGACGAAACAGTTGCGGCGTTTGATGCTTATGCTTCTCAATTGCAATTGGTTCCAGGCATGGCTCCTGAAAATCCATTGATGTTCGAAATGTTGGATTCAATGATGGTTGCGGCTAACGCAATTCTTCAAGGTGTTAACGAAGATTTAGTTGCTTTAGCAGTTGCTAACGTAGGTAAAAACATCGTTACAGGTTCAACTGCCGCTACTACATTAAACATCACAAACGATGCGACTAAAAATTACCTTTCTGCAGGTGTCACTCAATTGATGAGCGAATTCAAGCAGAATCGTTTTTCAGGACGTCCTATCATCGTTGGTAGTGGTTTGATGTATAATTGGTTCTTACAAGCAGGTGCTTCAACAGGTTCTTCATTCACAGGTTTGGACACACGTGTACAAGCGGCAGGTATGGATTTCTTCTTGGATTACACTATGGGTAATGCAATCGAAGGTAATGGTAATGACATCGTAGTTTACGAAAAGGATGCTATCCAAATTGTAGAATACATGAAGTATCAAGGTTTCAAAGCAGGTGCTAAGCCAGGTGCTTCAATCTTCGGTACAATCACATTGCCTATGCCTAACGCAGATGGTACATTGGTTCCTGTGAAGTTCGATTACCAATTACGTTACAACGATTGTGCTGTAACTGAAGGTGAAGAAACTTTCGAGAAAGGATATAACATGATTTTGAGCAAAAACTTCGGATTGTACACAATCCCAACTGATGCTTACAAAGCAAGTGATGTTCTTACAGGTAATCGTGGTTCATTGGCATACGAAGTTACAAACGTTGCTTAATCTGAATCAGCAATAAAATGATAAAGGGGGGTTGGTTTATATCAATCCCCTTTTTATCTTTACACAATAAAATCAAAAATTATGTCTTGCTTTGAAGGTTTCATAGGGGTTAAAGGATGTCAGGGCGCGGAAAGCGAAAGCGGTTTATACATCAATTCGTTGCCAGGCGTGACCTTGCAGAGCATTGATATGATTGCCAATTCTGAACAAATCACCTTTGTGGAGGTATTTAAGGAAGTTGAAGCACGTGCAGGTTTGAAGATTCAACAAGACATTATCAACTACCTAAAGAAGCGTTACAAGTTAAAAACCATTACGCAATCCATAAATTTGGGCAAGCGTTTTAATCCTGCGGTAGCAACTACACCAACAAGCACACAATATCGTGGCTTTAGTGTAGATTTAGGATATGTGCCAAATGGCAACCAATTAGCAGAAACACAATTACAACATATACGCGTTCAAAGCCTATCGTTGTATGCAGATAATATCCCTGCAAATCCTGTTTTAGTTCAAATTGTGAACAAAGAAACAGGGGAGGCAATGTGGAGCAAATACATTACCATTACAACAACAGGATGGCAAGATATTAACGTAAATCAATCATTCCGTACTACTGCATTAATGTGCTATTATGATGCGAATGGATTGGATAGCGTTAGTTTACCAATTCCACAAGCGGCTTATGGCTTATGTCAATCGTGTTCATTATTCCTTTATGGACCAAATTGTCGCGCGATGTTGTATGGTATTGAATCACACGGAGCAGATGCGACTATTTATGATCAAAATTGGGACACATTTGGATTAACAGGCGTGTTCAGTATCGGTTGTTCTTATGATGGTATTGTTTGCGATAACAAGATGAATTTTGCGGATGCTTACTTATACCTATTAGGTACGGAATTGATGGTTGAAACAGCCTATTCTGACCGATTAAATGAATTTACAACCGTTAAACGTGCAGATGCTGAAGAATTACGTGCCATCTTCCAAGTGGAATATGAAAAGCGTTTATCCAATGCGTTGGATGGAATAGAAATCAGTTTGCGCAATTGTTGTATTGAGTGCAATTATCCATATCAAGTACGTGAATCAAGAATGTAATGCCTGTATCGACTAACATAGATGCTTTAATAAACAATTTGGAGGCAAAGTTAAACGATGCCACTAAGCAGTTCATTGCATTGGAAGTCGCATCGGCTTTGTTAGGTCCTGTGAAGGCAAGAATACACAATGATGGATTAGCAGGTGATGGGAGTGAAATTGGAACATATAGCAATGCGTATCTTAGAGAAAGACAACGGAAATATAACCGAACAGCAGATTCAAAAGTTGTATTATCTTTGACAAGACAAATGGAGAATGATTTTACTGTTCAAGCAGTTGGCAATAATTCCTATGGGTTAGGATATAACAACGCGGAAAACTATAAGAAGGCAGTGTGGAATGATAATCGGTTCGGGCATACAGTTTATGCTCTTACAAAAGAAGAAGAACAAATAGCGAGTGAAATCGCCAAAGATGCGTTAATCAATGCCCTTACTAAGTAACATCGTAGCAAATATCAATGCGCAGATTCAAGCGAAACTGCCATCACAAGAATTTCAGATGGCACAATATAGTGGCATCACCATTCCAATCACGCGTACTTTAAAAGAAAATGGAACGGCCACTTTTCCAGGTGTACGTGTTCCAAATAGCAAAGATGCAAAAGCCATCGTATTAGATGACAAATACAATTTAATCGTTTACCATAAATTAGTTGGGAATACATATAGCGTTGTGGAGGATGAAGATTATGGGGATGATTATTCAATCGTTAAACAGGTCACGACTATGCAAATGGTTGTGTGGGCGCAGTCCTCTAAAGTAGGGTTTCTTTCGGAACACGAATTAGAATCTGCCATATCGGGAGCAATTTTTGGGCAAATGAATCTTAAACCATTCTTTAGCCTATTTGTTGTGCCAACATCTACGAACTACGAAAAAAATTCGTTATTCGGTCAGGAATTTAAAGGTGTGAGCAATATTTTGCAAAACGACCACTTGTATTTTGCTATCAATTATACAATTGATTCGACTTTTGAAAAGGATTGCTTCAGCATCTGCGACTGCACGGAGGTGTAGTAAACAATCAATTTAATTTTAAACTTTAAAGACAATGTCTTACGGTACTACTTACGGCACAGGATGTTTGGCTTTGAGTGCATTCCAATGTGAGCCGTGCGCTCCTATTGAACACGGAAGAATTCGTGGTGTGGCTCTTATCCATAAATCTTTTGCTTTCACTGATCCTACCGATCCAACCGAATGGGCAACAGGTATCTCCGCAGGTTCAATTTTCGTTATTCCAAAAACTAACGGACAATTTGATGGAGGAACTGAGCAATACGGTGAAGGATTTGGTAATGATGACAAAGAGTACGAAACATCTGAATTCAAAGGTATGTTTAGCGACTTCAACTATGAAGCAAACGCTGTTGCTTATAACAAAGCACGTAAAACTGCCCACAAGGATTACAAGATTGCTTTCTGCTCTGAAAACTTCGTTCACATTTCCGAAGGTATGGTTACAATTCAACCAAAAGCAGTCATTCAGAATGACAAGAAGAAACGCGTGGTTTGGGAAGTTAGTTTCTCATTCATCCAGGAGGACCACCCTGTTCCTTACTTGAAGCCTGATGGCATCTTTGTATGTGATTAATAATAGGGGAGTGCTGTAACATTCCCCTATTTTAATTTTCTAACTATGACACATTTCAGAGATTGGCTGTCCGTACATATCGAACAAACAATAGGCTTTGTAGGGGGATTCTCTTATGGCTTATTTTCGATTCATTTATCAAGCACAGTGCATGAATTCATTATAAAGTTAGTAATGGCTTTATTTGTTGGTTTCATTACTGCATTAGGTGGATGGCTTTTCAAGTTAATTGTGAAATGGATTACACCTAAAAAACACCATTGATATGGCTGATTTAACTATTAAAAAGAGGCTTACAACGAAAAGCCCTAAACTATTCCAAAAAATTGCGAAGATTGGCATTGGTCTTGGTGCAGTGGGTGCTTCGATTGTGGCATTACCTGCAAGTGGTATTATTATTCCTACTGCAATTGTAGCAGTTGGAGGATATATGATTGCTGTCGGTTCGGTAGCAACTGCCATTTCCAAGTTAACCGTTGATCATTCGGAATTGGAAGAAACATCACAACCTTAAAGAATTAGTTGGGGGATGCTTCGGTATTCCCCTCTAATTTGTAACTTTGTTCTATGTCAACGCAAAAAGTATATCCTGTTTATTCCTTCCAATACATCCAAAATAAATTGGTGGAATTATCGCGTCAAAAATTGAATTATGCTGATTTACCTGAACAGGTACAAGCAGATTGGACGGAAACGGATATTACATCATACGCTTACATTAAAAACAAACCAACCATTCCTTTAGTGATTGGGGATGTCGTTGGTCCTGCTTCGTCCGTAAATGGCGATGTGGTTCTATTTGATGGAACAACAGGCAAATTAATTAAAGATAGTGGGGTATTATTCACTGATGTGATGTTGAAGTCCGTTTATGATACGGATAATTCAGGGGTGGTTGACAAAGCAGAAGGGATTACTATTTTAGGGAGAAATTCAACAGGAGCAACCTTATATAAAGGTTCAATTGTTTATATTAGTGGTTCAACAGGTAATAGACCTAATTTTACATTATCACGAGCCAATGCTGAATCAACATCAGCAGGTACATTTGGGATGGTTTTAGTTGATATGCCTAATAATACGGATGGGTATGTAATGTGCGCAGGATTTGTTGATAATTTAGATACACGGACAACAGCACCACACCCAATTACTGCTGTCACATTATCAGATGGTGATAAATTATATTTAGATCCAAATAACGCAGGGTATGTTACAAATGTAAAACCATCAGCACCTAACCATCTTGTTTATATTGGTGTAGTTACGCGAACATCACCGACAAATGGAACAATAGTATTACGGATTCAAAATGGCTATGAATTAGACGAATTACATGATGTTGCTATTGCCACTCCTACAAACAACGATATTCTAACCTATGAAAGTTCTACTTCATTATGGAAGAATAAAACAATTGCCACGATTTTAGGATATACACCACAAGCGCAAATTACACTCACAACAACAGGTAGTAGTGGTTCTGCTACTTTTGTGAGCAATACACTAAATATCCCTACTTACACTGCCGATGGATTATTACCATCTCAAACAGGCAATAGTGGTAAATACTTAACCACAAACGGAACAACGACAAGTTGGGCAACCGTTTCAAGTGGAGGGATGACTAATCCAATG